GGTTGCAATGTGTTTCCCGGTCCGATATGAATAAGCTTACGCCGGGTGGGGCGTTTTACCCAATATACGACTGGAAAGATAAAGACGTATGGCTCTACATAAAAGAGCGAGGTCTTGAATTTCCGGAAATCTATATGCGACTGTTTGAAGCAGGCGTGCAGCGGAATCAACTCCGGCTGTGCGCCTTTTTTGGAGACTGCGGCACGCAAGGTCTGCGCTGGATCGCCGAAACAGACAATGCTCTGTGGGAGCGCATCGAGCGCCGGGAGCCTAACGCATATCTCGTACTCCTGTACTGGGATAGCGAAATGTTCCGCAGATCTTCCAATAAGCGCCGGGAACTGGAAGAGGACGAAGAAAAGAAGGATTATAAATCCCTCTGTAAAGACATCCTCTTTCTGAATACCGAGAAATACACCATAGCGCCTGATACCAAAAAGAACCTCAAGGCATGGCGAGGGCTGTTCACCAAGACCTACGGTGTTGCCCAGGAGAAGCACTACAAGCGAATGTACGAGGGGCTTTTGTACGGGGATCCTAAAATGCGTATTCTGCGCATCCTGTGGACTGTGATCTACACCGATTACAACGCCAAAGGAAGGGGGTGAAAGCTATGGCGACTAATGATCTGTTCTCTCCGCTGGCGTCTTTGCAATGGGTAGATCGTACAAAGCTGAAGGCTAACGACTATAACCCCAACAAGGTCAGCGAGGATAATTTGAAACTGCTGGTTCAATCCATACTCACCAACGGTTGGACTTTGCCCATTGTCGTAAGGCCCGACTACACCATTATTGACGGCTTCCATCGATGGACTGTCTCCGGGCGAGAGCCCCTATACACAAAGCTCGGTGGAAAAGTACCCGTGGTAATCGTGGATCATGACGATGAGGCGGACGATGTATACGGTACCATCACCCATAACCGCGCTCGTGGTACACATTTGCTCGAACCTATGAAAGCGATCGTTAAGAAGCTGATGGACGAAGGTAAAACCGTACCGGAGATCGGAAAGCAGCTGGGTATGAAGCCTGAGGAAATCTTTAGACTGTCTGATTTCTCCCGTGAAGAGTTCTTGGCTATGATGACTAAGGATGTAAAGGGCTATAGTAAAGCTGTGGTGTACCGATCTACATAAGCTGCTTGTTTATGCTGTCGCTGTGAGCGAGCTGGTGAACCGCAGAGAAGCCTTAACCCTCGAACGAGTGTTAACCTTGGGAGAGAGGGAGAGGGCGAATAAGAGGCGCTGAGAGGTGTTGCAACCCGGAAAAAGGTACTGTGACGGGGGTACCCGGTTTTGGTGCGGGCTCGTCGACCCCGATATTCGCATAGTTAGTATGTGTTTTTTCGGTTCGCTTCGTTACACTTTCTGTAACACTTCACTACATTTTTCTGTAATGACCTCCGGCAAATGACCGGCAAATTGCCGGCAAGTTAACGCACTTTTATCTACAAGCGGTGCGTTATCTCCTACACTAATCCTCTTTTTTGCATAGCTTATGCAAGAAAGTGTGATAAGCGATCTCGGTTGGGCATGGCCGGGATCGTTGCCGATGTATCTCCTTTATATGACCACAAGCAGGTAAGGGTCACGCAAGCGGTTGCTGGTACCAACCGAATGTGCTCCGGTGCAATTCCGTGTGAGCCTGCACTAAAAAGGAAAGGAGCTTGCTATATGGCTGGAACAGAGGAAAAGATTACCGACGAAAGCGAAGTCAATGTTACCGAGTTGGCGGCGGTGTTGGGCATAACTGCCCGGCGTGTACAACAGCTTGGGCAGGACGGCACATTTATCACTGTTCGGCGTGGCCGGTATCTGCTGTGCGATAGTGTCCAGCGATATATCAATTTCCTTTCCAAGCCCTCAGTCGATGAAGAGGACAAAAAAACCGAAAAAGCCAAGCGCATGGCTGAGGCGCAGATCAAAGCGGCAAAGGCTACGGTTGCAAAACTCGAAGCCGAGGAATTGAAGGGCAATATGCACCGATCGGAAGATGTGGCGGCTATGACGGAAGATCTTGTCTATGCCATCCGAGGTGCGCTGAATGCCTTGCCCGGCAGACTTGCGGTAGATTGCGCAGCGGCAAAGACTGCCGCCGAAACAGCTGAGATCATCCGTAAAGAGGTCTTTAAGGTGATGGGTGAACTGGCTGATTACAAATACGATCCCAAGAAGTACGAGGAGCGTGTGCGTGACCGAAGGAGCTGGAGCACATCGGAGCGTGATGAAGATGGCAGCTAAGCACGAACGGTCAGCGGCGCAGAAAGAACTCGATGCGCTGCGGCTGAACAAAGCGATTGCGAAAGCCGTTGCCGGTATGCAGCCCCCGGAAGATCTAACGGTTACCGGATGGGCAGAAGCGCACCGGCGCCTGTCCTCGGAAAGCGCTGCAGAACCCGGCCCGTGGCGCACGGAAAGAACCCCATACCTCCGGGGCATAATGGACTGCTTTACCGATCCGAAGGTCAACCACATTGTAGTGTGGGCGGCTTCGCAGGTCGGTAAATCCGAATTTATCAATAACTGCATTGGCTACATCATAGACCAGGATCCCGGTTCGATCCTGTTTATTCAGCCTACGACCATAGACGCAAAGGATTATTCCAAACTGCGTATTGCGCCGATGATCCGGGATTGCCCCACATTGCGGAAGAAAGTGGCGGCGTCGAAATCCAGAGATTCCGGCAATACCATTTTGCAAAAGTCCTATCCTGGCGGCATTCTTACTCTGTGCGGATCTACGGAAGCGCACGCCCTGTGTTCCAAGCCAATCCGCTACATCTTTGGTGACGAGCGAGATCGCTGGGCGGTGTCGGCCGGTAATGAAGGTGATCCCTGGGATTTGGCTATGGCTCGACAAACCACCTTCTACAATGCCAAAGCGGTGGAGGTATCAACCCCCACGATTAAGGGAGCCAGCAACATCGAGTCAGCCTATGCGACCGGCACGATGGAGCGCTGGAAATCGAGATGTCCCCATTGCGGCGAGTACCACGAAATCCAGTGGTCGGACATCCGATACGCATACGACGAGAAGATCGTTGGCGATAGTAAAACATACCTCGTCAGCGAGATTTTCTATATATGCCCGGGGTGCGGTTGTATCTCGGACGAAATAACAATGAAGCGGCAGCCTGCAAAATGGGTGGCGGACAACCCCGACGCCTATTTGAATGGCTGTCGTTCGTTTAAGCTGAACGCCTTTGTTAGCCAATGGGCAACATGGGAATCTATTGTCCAGAAGTACTTAAAGGCGCAAGGTAACACCAAGAAACTGCAGGTTGTCTATAACACCTGCTTTGGTGAACTGTTTGAGGATCGTGGAGATCTCGAGGATGAGGATAGCTTGATGGCACGCCGGGAGGAATACCCGGCAGAGCTGCCGGATGGCGTCTTGGTGCTGACCTGCGGTGTCGATACGCAGGACGATCGCTTGGAGTTCGAGGTTGTAGGACACGGACACTTTGGCGAAACCTGGGGTATCAAGAAAGGCATCATTATGGGCCGTCCGGATGATGAAGCTGTATGGGCAGCGCTGGATGATGTACTGGACCATACATACCGCTTCGAGGACGGCTTAGGATTGCGTATCAGTATGACCTTCGTGGACGAAGGCGGACACTTTACACAAGAGGTTCGTATGCAATGCAGGAACAGAATATCCAAGAAGATGTTCTGCATCAAAGGTATGCCCGGGCAGGATCGACCATACACGGCTCCTCCCAAGGAAATGAAGATCACCGTAAGGAACATCTTTGTTGGCACCTGCTGGCAGTACCAGCTTGGCGTTGATTCCGGCAAGCAGATCATTATGGACAATATCCGGGTAAAGACACCCGGCTCCAAGTATTGCCACTTCCCACGCCGGGACGATTACGGCCCCGGGTATTTCGCAGGTCTGCTCTCGGAACATTTGGTATACGAGCCAAAGAACAAGCACCCCTGGCAGTGGAAAAAGATCCCCGGCCATGAGCGAAACGAGGTGCTCGACTGCAGGAACTATGCCTTGGCGGCGTTTAAGGCGCTCCCTGCGAACCTTGACTTGATAGATATGCGTCTAAAAGAGGCAAGGGGTAAAAAGGCTGCCGGTGCGGTTGCAACGGCTCCTAAACCACAGATAAGACGGAGTGAGCCGGTGGTTCGGCAAGGCTCGTCTTTGCGAAAACATTATGACGATTGGTGAGGTGTGTTATGAAAGCTGAAACAATCCAAAAGCGGCTGACATTTTGGGAAAACACTCTCGAAAAACTGATGGCCGCATACGAGGCGTTGATCGCCGGTGGCGTTAAGTCCTATATGATCGACGATCGGCAGTTGACACGGTTCGATCTTCCTGTGCTGAAAAAAGAGATCGAGGACGCAGAGAAGAAGATTGAAGCTCTGACCGCAGAGATGAACGGCCAGCGCCCCCGCAAGGCGTTTGGTGTGATCCCTGTGGATTGGTAAACGCAACCTTTATGCGTTGCGTTTGCGAAAAGCAACCTAAGAAGGTTGCGTATTTGGGTATTCGCCCGGAAGGGCTTTACCAGAGTGGCATAGCTGCCTTCTGCTCCTTTCGCAGCTGTGCCACTCTCAATACATACTGTTGGAGGCGATAATCGTGAGCAATGTAAAAGATCAGCGGGTAACAGCGCCGCAGGTCAGCGGTTACAGCGAAGCTGGTGCAAGCCACACCCGCAGAGCTTTGAAAGGGTTTATCCCACAAAGCGGTTCGCCCGTTGACGATATTGACAGAAATAACGGCACCCTCCGCCAGAGAGCACGAATGCTGTATATGGCGGCGCCGGTTGCTACATCAGCTGTCAACACCAACTGCACCAAGGTTGTTGGTACCGGCTTGACTTTGAAAAGCACCCCTGACCGTGCGGTTTTGGGTATCTCCCCGGAGGAAGCTAAGGAATGGGGGCGCAAGGTCGAGGCAGAGTTCAAGATATGGGCAGGCAAAAAGCAGAATTGTGATGCCCTGGGCGTAAATGACTTCTTTGGCCTGCAAGATCTTGCGCTTAAAACTTGGCTTCTCAGCGGTGATGTGTTTGGCTTGTTTAAGCGATACACACCGACTGTCAGCAACCCGTACTCCCTGCGCATTCATTTGATCGAAGCTGACCGCATTTCCACGCCGGGCGTGTACGGTGGTTACATTGGGGTTACTGAGAGCAGAGTACCCGATGGACAACCGGGAGCCGGCAATATGATCCACGATGGCGTTGAGGTCAATTCCTCCGGTCAGATCGTGGCCTACCACATCTGCAACCTGTATCCCAACCAAATCAGTACGCAAAAGCGGGAGTGGAAGCGTGTCGAGGCGTACGGAGCAAAGACTGGTTTGCCTAATGTACTCCATGTAATGGGAACAGAACGGTGCGATCAGTACAGAGGCGTACCGTATCTGGCACCGGTGATCGAACCGTTGCTGCAGCTGCGCAGATACACAGAAAGCGAACTGATGGCCGCTTTGGTGCAGAGTTTCTTCACTGCCTGGATTGAAACGGAAACCGCACAATCCGGGATCCCGATTAACGAGGTAGGCGCTGGCGATATTGCCGGTGTTCCGGGATCTAACCCGGGCGAGCCGCAGGTGTCGCATAGCGAGAATGAGTACGAAATGGCACCGGGCACGGTTATCCATTTGAAGCCCGGCGAAAAAATCCACTTCGGCAACCCCAACATTCCTACGGCGGGATTTGAAAGCTTTGTCAAAACCCTCTGCAAACTGATGGGCGCAGGCTTGGGCATCCCGTACGATGTGCTGATCAAGGAGTTCGACGCAAGCTACAGTGCTGCAAGAGGCGCACTGCTGGAAGCCTGGGAAGAGTTCAAGAAGCGCCGTGTGTGGCTGGTCAATCAGTTCTGTCAGCCTGCTTTTGAGACTTGGCTAACAGAAGCGGTTGCCCGGGGGCGCATTAAGGCACCGGGCTTCTTCGATGATCCTTTAATTCGGTCTGCGTGGTGCAACGCCGTTTGGATTGGACCGGTGCAAGGGCAGCTTGATCCCAAGAAGGAAGCAGAAGCGGCACTCACCCTTGCTTCTAAGGGCGTCAAGACGCACGAAATGGTTACGAGAGAACTCGGCGGCGGCGACTGGGAAACCAATGTTGAGCAGCTGCACCACGAAGAGGAATTGCTTGATGGTCTGCCCGGAAGCAATACTCCTGCCCCTGCTGTGCCGGTGGATCCGGACGGCGATCCTGCTGGCGGCTCCGAGTAAAGGAGGCCGCTATGAGAAATTATGACCACCTACGGCAGCTACCGCCCCGTGAATTAGCGGAGGCGATTGTCAATATTTCGGAGGATTGTTGCATTGCCTGCCCCCGGGAAAGGGAGCGCCGTTGCAATGAGGACTGTAAAAGCGGAATATTTGAATGGCTGCTTTCAAGATTCATTCCAGACAGCATTATCTGGAAAAAGAGGAGGAAATGACAATGAAAACACTTGGTTCCCCGGCTGTGAGCATTAAGCGAACAGCTTATGCTATGGCCACAACTGACGGCACTTCCGCAGAGATCATCATGTATGGTGATATCTACGAAGATCAGCCTATGGACTACTGGACAGGAAAGCCCGTGGAAGGACAGTTCATTTTGCTGTCTGAGTTCCTTGCAGATCTTGAGAAGATCGCAAAATGCAAGGACATCACCATCCGCATGAACTCCTATGGTGGTGACGCCGGTGTTTCCAACACCATCCACAATCGGCTGCGTGAGTTAGCCCGGAACGGTGTCAAGCTGACCTGTATCGTGGACGGCGTTGCAATGTCCGGTGGCTCACTCATTATGTGCGCCTGTGATACCGTTCAGGTGAACCCCTCCAGTTTGATTATGATACATAAGTGCTGGAGCTTCATTTGGGGCGGCTATAACGCCGACGAGTTACGGCAGATCGCAGAACAGAATGACGCCTGGGATAAGATGCAGGTATCTATCTACAAGCGCAAAACTGGTCTGTCCGACACCGTGATTACTCACATGATGGCCGACACTACCTACATGACCGGCAGAGAAGCCGTCGAAAAAGGATTTGCAGACGAGGTGTTGGAAGACGCCGAGCCGGTGCAGATCGCCGCAAGCGCTGACGGCAGAAGCTTGTTTGTTCGTGGCCGTCAGATGCACATGGTTCCGGGAACATTTGTCCCGGACAATATTCCCACGGTTACAACCGAGGATCCTTCCCCGGATGTGGCAAATACAAATACGCCGGTGGTCACCGGCAGTGAAGAAGGAGGAAACTCTATGACCGAACAGGAACTCCGGGCGCAGTACCCGGACATCGTGGCACAGGTAGAGGCGAATGCAAGAGCTGCCGGTAATGCCGAGGCTGTAAATGCTGCCGTACAGGCAGAGCAGCAGCGGATCCGGGAGATCGACGATGTTGCCTGCCTGTACTCCGAGGAAATGGTGCGTGAAGCCAAGTATGGCGAAAAGGCATGCACCGCACAGGAGCTGACCTACCGGGCAGCAAAAGAAGCCGCCAAGAAGGGCGGCCAGATCCTCGCCGATATGGAAGAGGACACCAATGCTTCCGGCGCTGGTGGTGTCGGCGCAACTCCTCCCCCCGCTGAGGGCGGAGAAGAAGGCGTTACGATCGCACAGGCCCGTGAAGCAGCACAAGCTTTCAACAAGCAGAAGCAGGAGGTTAGATAATCATGAGCAAGAATCTGGTTAACAAGGTCGGCGACTGCACTCAGGATAACCTGATTGCACGCATTCACCCCCAGGCACTGACCACCGGTGTTACCATCGTGGCAGGTGCTGGCGAACTGGCCCGGGGCACTGTTCTGTCCAGAAAGGACGACGGTACCTGCGAGGTCATGAAGGCAGGCGGCAATGCTGCCTACATTTTGGCTGATGCCGTTGACGCCTCCGGCGCTGAGCCGGTAGCTGCGGTTGCATACCGCTGCGGCAATTTCAATCCCAATGCAGTGATCGTTGCTGACGGCTACGCCCTGAGCGCTGCCGACAAGGACGCTCTGCGCAAGTACGACATCGTGTTTACCGACATGATGGAAGAGTAAGGAGGACACGAGAATGAATATCTACGATACTCTGTATATGCTGGCGGCTGTGAACGAACTCACTCCCGAGCCGACTTTCTTCAAGCGCCGCTATTTCCCCACCGACATGAGCATGGATGTGTTCGGCACCTCCAAGGTGCTGGTGGACTACAAGGACAACAGCCGTAAGGCTGCTCCCTTTGTGCTGCCTCGCATCGGTGCGCTGCCCGTTGGCCGTGCCGGCTTCAGCACCTACGAGCTGGAACCCGGTAACATTTCCATCTCCAAGCCCCTCACCATCGATCAGCTGACCCGTCGTGGTTTTGGCGAGAGCATTTTGAGCACCGCCACCCCCGCCGAGCGTGCTAACCGTCTGCTGATGGGCGATCTGAGCGATCTGTCTGCCCGGATCTCCCGCACCGAGGAACGCCTGGCTTGCGACACTATGCTGGATAACGGCTGCGTGATGCGTCACCAGACCGACGATCCCGAGGTGTACGAGGATATCCCCGTGCAGTTCTATGATGGTGAGGACAACCCTGCGCTGTTCACCCCTCAGACTCCTTGGGAGCATAGTGCTAACGAGCACACCCCCGGCAACTGGTATTATGACATCATTGCCATGATCAAGATGCTGGTCACTCGTGGCAGACCCGCAACCGATTTGGTTGTCGCAAACGATGTGGGTATGTTCCTGCAGGAAGATCCCTGGGTGCAGTACATGATGGACAACCGTCGTGCAGACTACGGCGCCATTAACCCCGAGGCTTTGACCGAGTACGTCACCTCCTTGGGCCGCTTCAACTTTGGCGGTCGTCGTCTGGAGATCTTCGTCAATGACGGTACTTTCCAGGATCACAAGGGCGTGGAGACTCCCTTCCTGGCTGAAGGCTCCGCTATCGTTACCGCCCCCAACTGTGGCAAGGGCCTGTACGGCGCTGTCACTCAGAAGGAAATGGACAATCAGTGGCACACCCACGCAGGTACCCGTGTTCCCAACCATCTGTCCACCATCGTTCCTCCTGCTGACGAAACCGTCTGCTCCAGCCGTCCTCTGTTCGTTCCCAAGACCAGCAGCCCCTGGGCTTCTGCAAAGAAAGTCTTTGACTAAGGCTGCCGCTTGAAAGGAGTAAGCTATGATCAGGATTATTTCCGGCACTTGCCGGACAGAACAGGGATTGAAAAATTCCAGTGACCTGCCGTTTTCCTTGACCAAAGAGGTCGAGGAACGGTTGGTTAACCGCAAGGTAGCTGTATATGTTACCGCTGCGGTGGTTGCAACGCCCCCTGCTGGGCAGGAAGAACCCGGCACAGGTGTTAACTCTACCGGTGATGAAACCGGCACACAGGGCAACGATGAGGGCGCAAAGGGTGAACCCCCTATCGCCAAGATCGTCGATGGTCATTTCGTCAAAGAAGATTTGATGAAGCTGACCAGACCCGAGCTGGACAAACTGGCCGCAGATCTCGGCATCGAGAATCCCGAGGAATGCGCCAACAAGGGCGTGGTTGCCGATCTGATCGCCGCCATTGACCTTGACGACGGTGAGGGCAACGATGAGGGCAATGGTATGCCCAATCTCAGCCCGGAGGATCCTGTGCAATGAGTTTCAAGGACATGGTAGCGGCCGATATGCATAATGTTTTTCTCAATCAAGACGAGTTCGCCGAAAAGCGAACCATTCGTTACGATGGGGAGATCTACGAGGATATTCCTATTGTCCTTTCCGGATTGAAAGAGAGAGACCGGCGCACAACCGTCAGTGACCATGTTCAAGGGCTATTCCTTGTTACGGCGGTTCTCCATTGTGCCAGATCAGACCTTGGAGGCAAGCAACCGGAAAAGGGAGCGAGAATTTCCATTAACGACCGGGAAGGCGGCGGAGGATTTTTCCGACATTTCTATGTCGCCTCCTCGGTTACGGAAATGGGAATGCTTCGTGTCGAATTGGAGGCGGTTGACGAATGAGTATCGTCCGCATCGATCAAGTTGGCGCCAATAGTCTTGACCGTATCAACAAACTGCTTGCCGGCGTTCCGGGCGGTGTATGGAAAGCTACATACTCCGCTATGAAGAGAGCCGGCGAAACAGCTAAAACCCGGGCAGGTCAATTTGCTGCAGCTGAGTACACCATCAACAAAGGCACTTTTATGCGTAATGTCACGCAGAAGACACGCATAACCGGAGGTGCCGGTGGTGTTGTCGATATGAGCATCGGCTTTGCCGGCACGGTACTGCCGCTGCTCTCCTTCAACACGAAATTCTCCAATAGCGGTCTGGTGCAAACACAGGTCAAAAGGAACGGCGGTGCAGCCACCCTCGAAAGAGCTTTCGTTGCCAATATCTTCGGCAGCACAGCTGTTTTTGAGCGTGTCGGCGCACCTCGTTTTCCTGTGGAGCAAAAGTACGGTCCAAGTACCGGACATATGATGCAAAACGAACAGGTGGTGGAGAAGATGGACGAAACTATCCGCGCCACCTTTGATTCCCGTGTAGAACACGAGATCCTTCGTGTTCTCAACGGATGGGGAGGTTGAGTATGACAAAGGTAATCCTTTTGGAGCAGCTGCGTGATTTTACACTTGCTGCAACAGCTGATCTTATTATGCCGACAAGTATGCAGGACGGCGACAAGGAGCAAAAGCACCGTGCCGCTGAGGTGTTCTTAATGCGTTTGCCGGACAGCAGGTCTGCAAAGAAGAAAGCCCCCTATGTATTGCACCAAATCATAACCGGCGCCGATAAGCAGGTGCCGGGAGACCGGGACAGTTCTGCGGTTACCGTTCGCTCTATCTTCTGCGTGTATAACGATAACGAGCAAGACGGTGGCCTTATGCTCCTTAACCTGATGGAACGCCTGCGGATCGGCCTTTTGAAAAAGGTCGTGATCGGCAATCAGTTTACACTCGACAAGGAAGCAGGATTGGAGACTCTTGTTTACCCGGACGATACAGCACCGTATTATGCCGGGGAAATGATCTCCGTATGGAAGCTTCCTGCCGTCGAGAGAGAGGTTGTTTTATGAGCGAAAAGAATACCAAACCTGCAGCAAAGAAAGCTGCCCCCAAGCCTGCCGCCGAGGTAGGCTTTTCTGTTTACATCGGTCCGACATTGGCAGGCGTGATCCAGAACGGTACGATCCTGCGTGGCACAAGAAAGGAAGCGCTTTCCCAAATGGCTCCGGTCATTGAAAAGCACCCGCTTGTTGCAACACTGATCGTGTCCGGCAACACGCTCCCTGTTGACCGTATCAAAGTCAAAACCCCGGGCAATTTGCTGTATGTCAATTACCGCAAACTTGCCGGGATCAAGTAAGGAGGAAATTCCAATATGAATCATGGTGTATACACTACCGAGCAGGCTACCAGTGTAAGCACTCCGGTTGTCGCAGAATCCGGCGTTGCGTTCGTCATTGGTAGCGCACCTGTTCAGAGTGCAGCCAATCCGGCTGCTGTTGGCGTGCCTGTGATCTGCACTTCCTGGAAGGAAGCCGTAGATAAGCTGGGCTATTCCGACGACTGGAAGAAGTACACTCTCTGCGAGTTTATGTACTCTCATTTCAAGCTGTTCTGCTGCCAGCCCGTCATTTTCTGCAATGTCTTGGACATCTCCAAGAAAGAAGACGTTGCAGCTGACGATATGGCTGTTGCGGATCATAAGGTCAAGCTGCCCATCGAGGCGATTGCTTCTACCGTCGTGGTGAAGTCCGGCAACACCGCCCTCGTAGCCGGTACCGACTACGACACCTATGTGGACGGCGAGTACCTGGTGATCGAACTGCTGACCGATGGCGCTGCCTATGCGGCTGCCTCCGTGAATGTTGCCTACTCCAAGGTAACGGGTACCGTTGAAGCCGCTGATGTGGCTACTGGTATCGAAGCAGTGGAACTGTGCCTGACCACCTTGGGTGTTGTTCCCGATCTGCTGTGCGCTCCCGGTTGGTCTCATATTCCCGCCGTAGCAGCTGCTATGGT